CTTTGCCTGCGGACGAGGAATAATAAATGACAAATGCAGTAACATTAGCTAACTTGATATCTAGTCCAACGTCGGGGACTACTGATGCTGTGATTAGGATTCCTACAGGAACCACAGCACAAAGGCCCACAGGAACCACCAGCACAGGCGTTTTAAGATTTAATTCAGATCTTAATGCCGCTGAAATGTACACTAACAATGCATGGACCAAGTTAGCTACACAAAGTAGTGATCAATATATTTCAAACGTTGTACTGCTCATGACAGGTGGAACACTATCTGACTATTCTGGTCGTCATACATTTACTAACGTTAACGTAGGCTCTCCTGTTAGTACACCTGGAAAACCTTTTGCGCTGGCTCCAGAAACTGGGTGGTATTTGATTAATAGTGGTACTAACAATTATATCGATGTGTTAGGAAATTTATCCGACTTCGGACCTATGGCTTGGACTAACTGGACTATTGAGTTTTGGATTTATAAAACAGGTAGCGGATCAGGATACGGTCATTTTTTTAACATCGGTGGCCAAAGTGCTAACGGTGTTATTAAGTTTGCAACTGATTATACTAGTTATGGTCTTTATTGGTATAGTTCAAACGGAGAATTAATCAACTGGGGTACAGGCGGTACGACTCCAAACAATCAGTGGATACATATGGTCTATGAAAAATTCGGAAGCACTATGACTACTTGGAGAAACGGTACAAGGATTTCACAAAATACCAATAGTTTGCCAAGTGGTTCTCCTGCATATTTACGATTAGGTGGCCCATTTAACGCAGAATACGGAAGTCATTACTTTGATGAATTGCGAGTAACAACTGCGGCTAGATATCAAGGAGTCGCTTCAATTCCAGTACAAACAGCGCCGTGGCCAAGGTCATAATTATGAAAATAGTAGAATATAAAAAACATTTAGTTAATGGATGTATTATTGATCCAGAATTTATTGTTATCGGCGGTTACTTTCATAATCCCCTAAACAATACTTGGGTCGGAACCATTTTAGATGAATCAGAAAGACTTTATTACGTTCCGGATTCTATTATTGAACTCGATAGGTCAACATTAATTAATAGACAACAATCTATTCATAATAGTTTTCCATTTAAAAAATTATCAAACCTATCAGACCCGCATAGTCAGATGCATAATTTTACTGATGAAGATATTGTCGAATGGGTAGATAATTTTATTAATTCTGTTAATTAATAATATCTAATATAGTTTCTAATTTAGCTCGTGTTGTTCTAGAGCTGAGTGTTGTCTTGACACCTTGATGTAATGGCTTAGGCCAGTGGTCAAAACTTACCCATGCGTAGCCGACATGTTCTTCATTTAGTCGGGGAATAAATTCTTCTTTGACAATTAGCACATAGGTGTTGTAGTAAAACTGATCGTCACGGCTAGCATAGTGTTCAATAGGTACTGCTTTGTCTATGCTAGGTTTAAATCCTAACTCTTCTTCTATTTCACGTTGTAGTGCTTCATAAAGAGTAGCATCGTCTGGCTCTTTTTTACCACCAGCAAGTCCCCAAGTGCCCGCAGTTTTACCTTGAGCACGAAGTAAGAATAAAAAACGTTTTGTATCTTTTGCAAGGAATAAACCCCCTGCACAGGTTATATCTGTCATAGAACTAGTCGCCATTTGCCTGCGGTATAAATGCCTTCAAATGATTTCATCCACTGGAAGCCATCCCAAACATACTGTACACCAGTACGTGAATTAGTTATATAGGTCAGCTCTTGTGTGGTCTTACTATTGAATACAACTATCCATTCATCCCCGTTCCATTGGATAATACTATTTGCATCACAGCGGAAATCATCACCGTTGCGATTCTTCCAACCATCTGGACCATCATAATCAACATCACCGTACTGTGGTACGTGATTGATATCTTCTAGTATTAGATAGCGAGCATTAGTCACTGCCCAGTCTAGCGCACCGTTAGGCAAGTATTGACGAGGATTAAATGTCTGCGGATCAACAATAGCATCAACACGCCCAATGCCCGTAGCATTGTCAAATCCCGGAGGTAATGACCCGTCTGGTAGTGAACGCAGACCGTTGATATCTATTAGTGTATCGGCATAAACTGTTTCATCATCCCAATTGATATGCATGGTTGCATCATCTGTTGGGTCTAGACTAATAAAGCCAATAATTTCCGAACCATCAGGCTTTTGTAATCTAATCTGACTTAGGCCTGCTGTAAACTTACCTGGATATAGATCAAGAATGCTGTTCCAATTAACATCAGGACCAAACTTAACAGGTACTGTGATGTTGTCTGGATTGTTGGTAGGTGTTTGAATGAAAACACTTGCACCGTCCACTATGTCGTTGAGCAAGGGACTGTCTAATTCAACTGTTAGATTAACTAATTCGCCTGTATAGTTTACAACGGTATAGTACTCACCGCCTAGTTTAATTTTACTACCGGCAGGAGGAGTTTCGTCTAATCCACTTATACTAATAGATGTTTGACCTCGACTGTTTGTAGTTGCTACACCGTTGACTACGATTTGCTTGGCTAATCCCTTCGCTCCTGGCTGTTGTGTATCGTTTCTCTGATACGATTCACCTTCACGTAAGAGTTTAGCATAGTTGTCTAATACTATAATACCTAGATTACCCAAAGTATGTCTGCCAATACTGATGCTGATGCGCCCAGAGAAGTGATCTGTATTTTGACTATCTTCATACGCACCGCCTTCAATCGTGCCTGGAGGATCGGCAAACATATTGGTAACAATTTGTGTTATAATGCCTAACTTTTTAACCTTAGCCGGAGTTGTTAACCATATAGGTGTTTTAAAACTCAATGTAGCAATGTCGATGTCTTGTTCTAGTCCTTGTGGAACTGATCGACTGGTAAAAATCATATTGGTTAGTTCAACTGTACTTAGGCTGGTCCAGTCAATGTAATTGTTGCTGGTCTGTACTTCCATCGAAGGATTGAATAGGACCAATAGTTGTTCTAGTATCTGAAACTTTTGATCTGTGTTTGTAGTCCATATATCGGCAGCAAACTCCAAATCAAAAGGAGTAGGCATCAGTCGTTCTACTGTGTAGTTTGAACCCTGTGCGTTTAGATATTCCTGACCATGCTCGTCAAATGCACGTTCACGTATATTCAACTTGCTGACAAACGTTGGGTCTTGTAATCGATCACGAGCAAAACTCATGTTCTTGATGTAGCAGGCTACGAATGGTGCTGACTGAACAATGTTTTCACTGTTCTTGTTTATGATCTGTGCTACCTGTCGATTCATGTCACCGTAGCGAACAGGAATCTGTACAATCTTGCCCTTGGCATCTTTATAGGCAAAGTTGCTCATCAGTCTCATGAACTGAGTTAAGTATCGTTTTATTTGTCCATCGTAGAAGTGCTGAATTTTAATTCCCCTTTAATTATCTGCCTTTGGTTTAAGTGCCTTACTTAGTGCTTGACGTTCTTGTACAATCTGTCCCGCAATGGTTGCAGTTGTTGTATTGTTGATAAAGCCGGTACGCTGAGTCTGACGTGTTTGACTGTTAGGAGTAGACTCGTTTCCATCAGATGGAGTGTTGGTCATCGTCATACGAACATTGTCTTCAAACTTCATCCATGTTCTGCCGTTGTAGCGGAATAATCTGTTGGGCAAATAATCTGTACGTAAGTGGAATTGCCCTTCAATTGGAGATGAAGGAAATGTAATTCCAAAACTGTAAGGTGCGCCGTTTGGTGGACGACCGTCTCCTACTAGATATCCCACGTATAACTCTTTCAACGGGCTCTTATACACTGAGGTTGCGTCAACTGCATTACCTTGCCAAAAATATCCGTTCCATATTTTTAATACTGGATCTTCAATATTGTTATTGTCCAGCCACTTGTCGCCTAGCGTAGGATCCGCCGGAGCAGTAAGGCTAACAGTTGCGCCAGCAGTATCGGTCCAATCCCAACTTGCATCAGGCATGTGTGAATCCATGCTGGCGTCTTGTAGCATCAACAGGCCGCTTTCATCTGTGGGCAACACATACATATTATTTGTATCGTATCCGCTTAGAGGAGCATCTAGTTCTGCTTGGGCTACTATCTGTTCGTTGATCTCTATATTTTTATTATAGGTACTGATCAAGTCACGTAGGGTAGAACCAGTGGCATTACCTTGACTGTCAGTTTGTATTTGATCGAGAATCTCGGAGTATTCTTGACTGTCAACTAGCGGCACACATTTAACACGAAGTAGGTGTGGATACCAAGTTTGACTGAAACCATTACTGGCACGAGTTACATCTTGCACAACGTAAAATCTCTTTAGTGCTATGCTAGAATCATCTAGTGCGTATTCATCTTTCAAGTGTGGCAATTCTAACACGTCACCGGCCATAATCTTACGACCTAGCGTTTCTACAGTATTGCGCAAGTGGAAGTGCATGAAAATATTGTCATTACTCAAGAAGATACCGAACTGACTTAGATTAAAATCCAAATCCTGCATTTGATAAATGCCGCGCATGATATAGATGTTCGGATCATAATGACGATCACGATTTTCCATTAGGATTACATCTTGTATACCCAGCTCAGGAATGGGATTTGACTGCATGGGAACACCGGGAGTAGCTTCTCCTTCTTGAGGATTAACTGGACCCATGTATCTGTGTACAAAAATATCGACGCCCCCAACTTGAAACTGTTCTTCAATTTGGCGGTCTAAAAAGCGGAAATCGTTGCCCTTTTCGGGACGGTATAAACTGAGTCTTGGCATGATAGTGTATTTAACTAAATATAAACATGAGTACAATTGATTCCACACGCCAGCCTGTAATTGATTATATTAAAGCCATGCTCGGCGATGGTATGATCGATGTTGAATTAGACCCTATACACTATAACACCGCTATTGACCGTGCGTTTGCCAAGTATCGTCAAAAGAGTTCAAATGCTGTAGAAGAAAGCTATGCATTTTTAAATCTAGAACAAGATGTAAACGAATACACTCTAAGCAAAGACGTTATTGAAGTTCGCCAATGTTTCCGTAGAAGCATTGGATCTAGAACAGGTGGCGGCGATACAGGTAGTTTATTTGAGCCGTTCAATCTTGCTTATTCTAACACATACCTGCTGAGTTCTAGCCAAATGGGCGGACTTGCAACTTATTATATGTTTGCCAGCTATCAAAAGATGGTGGGTAAAATGTTTGGTAGTGATATTAACTTTACTTGGAACGCCGCTACTAAGAAATTAACGATCATGCAACGTCCCCGTGGCGAAGAAAGTGTACTTCTTTGGTTGTACAATACCAAACCTGATTTTGCACTACTGGATGATCCATATGCAGGCATTTGGTTAAAAGACTATGCTCTTGCACAATGTAAAGTCATTCTAGGCGAGGCACGTTCTAAATTTGCCACTATTGCCAGCCCACAAGGCGGCACCAATCTAAACGGTGATGCACTCAAAGCAGAAGGTAAAGAAGCTCTTGATAAAATGGAGCTGGAACTGGCAACCTACAGCACTGGTGAGAAACCCATGTGGTTTGTAGTTGGCTAACCAAATCTATTGACCGTTACATAAAACTGTAATAAAATATAGTATCATTTCAGGAGATACTATGATCATCGGCATTTGCGGCTTCATTGGCAGTGGTAAGGACACTATTGCAGACTACCTTGTAAACTTCAACGGTTTTAGACGAGAAAGTTTTGCTAATTCACTTAAAGATGCAGTTAGTCATGTGTTTGGCTGGGACCGCACCATGCTTGAGGGGCGAACTACGCAGGCTCGAGAATGGCGTGAACAGGTAGATCCGTGGTGGTCAGAACGCCTAAATATGCCACATTTAACTCCTCGCTGGATCTTGCAATATTGGGGTACAGAAGTTTGCCGTAATGGTTTCCACGACGACATGTGGATCGCTAGTTTAGAGAATAAACTCCGCAACTCAACAGACAATATTGTCATCAGTGACTGCCGTTTTCCAAACGAAATCAAATCAATTAAAGATGCGGGTGGTATTGTTATCCGTGTTGTGCGCGGTGCAGAACCTGCTTGGTACAAGGATGCCGCAGATATGAATGCCGGGGATCGCTGTATAAATTATGCTCTGGCTAAAAGTCGTATGCAGAATCTAGGAATCCATGCTAGCGAAACAGCCTGGGTCGGAACCAAGTTTGATGCTATTCTAGACAATAATGGAACAATTGACGATCTATTCCAGCAGATTAAAAATCTAGTTAAAAATCCGGAACAAGATCACCCCGTCGCCACGGTAGCTTGAGCTTGTGAAGTATGCGCTGGCAGTTGGCGCATACTGTCTTTAAATTTGTGTATTGGCAGTTGTTGGGATTGCCGTCTACATAATAGACATTAAACTGTTCGGGATGTTGTCCTGTGAATCCACAGCGATCACACTTCATTTTCTTTTTATAACCGGATCTTTCCCATAACGGTCGACCTATACTACGACCGCTAGCACAGTGATCACATTGAGACCTATAGAAAGTTTTGCCTTCTTTGTGATAATTAATTGCAACAGGCCTTTCTTTACAGCTTTTGCATAGAGGTCTCATAGTGCGCCCTTTTTGTTCCCTTTTCATAGGTATTTAACCAGGTAAAATATACAGTTATCACTAAATACTCATTGACAAAACCATTATTGGGAGAGCATTAAATGGCCACATTACAATCACCAGGCGTATCAGTTTCAATTATCAACGAGAGCTTCTACACACCAGCGGCTCCGGGAACTGTACCATTAATTTTCGTTGCTTCTGCTAGCGATAAGACAAACCCATCGGGCGCTATAGCACCAGGAACAACAGCCGCAAATGCAGGCAAAGTTTATCTAGTTACAAGCCAAAGAGATCTTACAGATACTTTTGGTACTCCACTTTTCTATACAGATGCTTCTGGCAATCCTATACATGGTGGCGAATTAAACGAATACGGATTGCAAGCCGCTTACAGCTTACTAGGTGTAAGTTCAGCCGCTTATATCACTCGTGCTCCAATCGATCTATCACAGTTAACCGCAGGGTCAAGCACTCCGGCCGGTGCTGTTGCTGATGGCACATACTGGGCAGACACAGCTGATTCACTATATGGTATTTTTGAGTGGAATCAGACAAAGGGTGCATTTACCAGCAAGACTCCATTGGTTATTGATGACAGCAATGCATCAGTAGCATACGACAGCATTAACAGTACTCCTAAGAGTAGCTTTGGTCTAATTGGTCAATACTGTGTAGTATTAAACCAAGTTGCCGCAAGCGAAGTACACATTTTTTACAAAAACTCCGATGCTAACTGGGTCGAAGTAGGCAGTCGCGGTGAAACAAATTTTGCTAGTGATTCATTAGACAATAGATTCGTAAGTACAAAATGGTCAACTAGTTTCCCAACAGCAACAGGTACTGCTAAACCAACTAGCGTTGTGGTTAGTACAGGCACAACATTTACACTTAATGGTGTAACAGTTGGTATTGCTGACAGTGACTCAATTAACACTATTGCACAAAAGATCAACAACAAGTTCCACACAGTAGACGGTGGCGGTGGCATTGGTGCTAAAAATCTTAACGGTGCATTAGCTATCTATGTTGATGCGTCAAAACAAAGTTCTGTAACTATTGCTGGTTCAACAGATATGTTGACTCAGTTAGGATTCAGTGCCAAGGCATATACAGTTCCAACAGTATTTGTTGGTCCACATACACAATATCCAGATTTTAGCGCAACTGCGTCTGGTAGCGTATATCTAAAAACAACAAGTCCGAATGCAGGTGCGGCATGGGTTGTTAAACAATGGTCTGCAACAGCAGGTGCATGGAACACAGTTAAGTCTCCAGTGTACTCTAGCGTAGCGGCCGCAACATATACATTTGATAAAACAGGTGGCGGTGCTAACATTCCAGTTGGTACAGTATTTGTTGAAAGCAATTATGACCACGGTGATAATAGTTCTACATCAACTGCTATTATTGCAAACTACAAACTATATCGCAGAGCCGCAGTGAGCCCAACAGCTATTACTAGTGCGGCAAAGGCACCGACTACACATTTAACATCTACAAGTACATTCCAAATCGAAACTACAGAACCTGGTGTTGCTGGTTATTCAAGCACAGCGACTATCACTGTAGGTACAGGCACTAATGGATTAGATTTACTAGCATTAGGTATTAACAATGCAGGTATTGCCAACGTCAGTGCTACATTAAATGAAATAATTGAAAACGAATCTTACTCGTTAACAATTACACATGCTACTGGCGGTGAAATTCGCTTTAAAGATCTTAATAACGTATTAGGCACATTTGGATTTACTGCTAATACCACTGCATCAACTGCAAACTTCTATGAATTAGATAGTACAGTTGAGCCAAGCGGTGCAACACATAAAGCAAGTAACTGGAAGCCGTTGACATTTACAGCTTCTACTACACTTCCAACAACAACTCCGGCAAATGGCCAGTTGTGGTACAGCTCAATTGTTGACCAAGTTGATATTATGGTACACAACGGAACTACATGGAAAGGCTATAGAACAGTATTCCCAGCAACAGATCCAAAAGGTCCTATTGTAAGTGCTAGTAAACCAACTACACAAAGTGATGGCGTAACTGCTCTTGCTAACGGTGATATTTGGATTAGTCTTGCAGGTGGCGTAGAAATGTATGGCGAAGAAATTTATGTCTATGACGGTAACGCTCTAGCTTGGGTATTACAAGACGTATCAGATCAAACAAGTCCAAATGGTATATTGTTTGCTGATGCACGTTGGGCCGCAAGTGGAAGTGCTACTAGTGCTGAAACTATTGCAAACTTGCTATTGTCTAACTACTTAGACCCAGATGCTCCAGATCCAGCAGAATACCCACGTGGTATGCGTTTGTTTAACCTACGCCGTTCTGGATTTAACATCAAGAAATACGTTAAGAATCATATCAACATCAATGCCAACGAAGGTAAAAACTTACGTTACGGCAATGAAGACATGGCTTCGTATAATCCAAATCGTTGGGTATCAGTAAGTCCTAACAATGCAAACGGTTCAGGTACTTTTGGTCGTCACGCACAGCGTTCATTTGTTGTAGCGGCATTCAAAGCACTGATTGATGGTAACCAAGCAGTACGTGATACAGATACATTAACATTCAACCTAATTGCAACTCCTGGTTATCCAGAAGCAATTCAAAACATGGTTGCGTTAAACGTAGATCGTGGCTTAACAGCGTTTGTAGTTGGCGACACAGCAATGCGTCTAGAGCCAACAGGCACAGCGTTACAAGCATACGGCCTAAACAGCAACGGTGCATTTGACAACGGTGATGACGGTCTTGTTTCATACAATGAATATATGGCCGCTTTCTATCCAAGTGGTTATACAAACGACTTAGCAGGCAACTATATTGTTGTTCCGCCAAGCCATATGATGCTACGTACAATCGCAGTAAGCGATCAGAAGAGTTATCCATGGTTTGCTCCAGCAGGTATCCGTCGTGGTGTTGTTGACAACGCTACTTCAGTAGGTTACTTGAAAGATGGCGAATTCCGTTCAACAGCATTACCACAAAGCATTCGTGATGTAATGGCTAAGGTTAAGATTAACCCAATCGCAACTATCACAGGTGCAGGTATTATTAACTTCGGTCAATATACTCGCGCTAACGCGGCAAGTGCATTGGATCGCATTAACGTAGCTCGTTTAGTTGCTTACTTACGTAGACAACTTGATGTTCTTGCTCGTCCGTTCTTGTTTGAACCAAATGACAAGATCACACGTAACGAAATCAAGAATTCAGTACAG